TTTAATATCACAGCAATCAAGAGTAAACTTGAAGAACAGATAGTTAAGAAATGTGAAACGCAACAGAACGCTTATGTTAGATGTGCGTATTGGACATATCTTGATTGGCGTTCACATCCCTCTATGAAAATTCATTATGTTGATAAAAATCTGCTGTCTTCTAATCCTGATTGTGTGAACAAATCTCTACATAAGATATTAGTTCCTCCGAATACTAGTGAACTGTTATTCTAAATGAGCATCATAAACAATTTTTTAAACAAGAGATATTCAACTCGTAATTTGACAGATGCGGAGTTTGATGGTATACTTCCTGTGTTGGCGGAAGAATTGTCTACTGTGAATTTTATTCCTTCTTACACAGAGCAGGAACTTCGGAAGGATTGGGTAAATCTTTGTGATTGGAATTCAAGCGGAAATAGAATCAACAGTACAAGCCGAATTGGAATGAAATTGTGCGAACACTTCTTTCCTAACTTTTGGGATATTGAAGATAACCGAGGCAATTCGTTTAGAAAACTTTGGGGTGATCCCAAGTTCTTGGAAAAGGTTATCAGATGGAACAGAAACTCTCATTCAACTCCATACCTTTCAGAACTAAGACGAGGTGTGTATTTCTGTAGTAGGTTATGCAAATCAACCATGTATCGTCCTCAAATGTCAAAACTAGTAACTAAGGATGCCAAGCGGGTTCTTGATCCGTGCATGGGATGGGGTGGACGATTACTTGGTGCAATTGCAAGCGGAGCCGAGTATGTTGGCTTTGATCCCAATACAGAAACTTACAGTCATCTGAATGAACTTGTTGATTTTTTGGGTGTACAATCTAAGGTTCGGTTGATTTGTGATGACGCTTTAAACATGAACGATTACGGTATCGGAAATTTTGATGTAGTATTGACTTCTCCTCCGTATTTTGATTTAGAGATATACTGCAAAGAGTCTACGCAATCCGTTTCCAACACATCAAATTATGCACAATGGAATGAGAAGTTCCTTAATCCTTTGATACAGAAGTGTGTGTCTCATCTCAATCCCAACGGCAAGTCTTGTTGGAATGTTGCCAAAGTTGGAACTAACGATATGTGGGAGAGTGTTCGTACAGCACATCAAGATTTAGGATTCACGGTTGTTGATGAATATGAAGTTTGTTCTTCTGCAAGACAAGTACATCAGACAAAAACAAAGAACAAGAAGTCTGTTGATAGAACAGTTGTATACGCAAAAGCGAATTAAGAATGAAATTTTACACCCATGTTGCTGTTAGAGGTTCTCATATTCTGTATCGTGGATACGAGAACGGCAAGCGGATAGCCGAAAAGGTTCCGTTCATGCCTACTTTGTTTGTGCCTGCAAAAGGCAAGAAGACGGAGTGGCAGACTCTTGACGGCAAGTATGTTGAGCCTTTCAAGCCTGGTTCCATTCGTGATGCCAAAGAGTTTATCAGCGAATACAAGGGAGTGGTTGGATTTGAAATATTTGGAAATACGGAATGGTTGTATCAATACATTGGTGAAGCGTTTCCAAATGAAGTGGAATACGATCCATCTAAACTAAAGGTGGCTTTTATTGATATTGAGACGGAATGCGAGGGAGGCTTTCCGTCCATTAAGACTGCAACCGAACGAGTGAATGCCATTACTCTCAAGGTAGGCAACAAGGTGTTGGTGTTTGGATTGGGTGAGTTTACTATTCCTGATGCGAAGTGTTTCCAATACGACGACGAGAAGCACATGTTGCGAGACTTCCTTGCAGCATGGGAAGCAATGGACATAGACATTGTGACAGGATGGAATGTTAACTTCTTTGATATTCCGTATCTTGTGAATCGTATCACTCGCCTGTTTGACGAGAAGGAAGCCATGCGTCTTTCTCCTTGGCGTGAGATTCGTTCACGCGAAGTGGAAGTAATGAACAAAAAGAACGAGGTGTATGACCTGCTAGGGATCGCTACCTTGGACTACTTTGATCTGTATCGTAAGTTCACTTATGTGACCCGCGAAACCTATAAACTTGACCATATTGTTTGGGTGGAGTTGGGAGAGCGTAAGAAGCACTATGATGGTACTCTAGCCGAATTCTACAAGAATGATTTCCAAAAATTTATGGAGTACAATCACCACGATACTCTGCTTGTGGGAATGCTTGAGAACAAACTTAAATTGATGGAACTTGCTCTAGCACTTGCGTATTCCGCCAAGGTAAATCTTAACGATGTGTTCTCGCAGGTTCGCACATGGGATGCTATTATCTATCACCACCTGACCAAGAAGCGAATTGCTATTCCCATGAAGGGAGAAGCCGAAGATAAAGAAACAAAGTTTGAAGGTGCGTATGTGAAAGACCCTATCGTTGGAGCACACGATTGGGTTGTAAGTTTTGACTTGGACTCTCTGTATCCGCATCTCATCATGCAATACAATCTGTCGCCTGAAACCAAGACTAATGCAGGAACTCGTAATAAATTTAGTGTGAATGACTTCCTCGCGGGCTCGGGCGCACACGCAGGCGCGAGGGATTATCTTGATAACATGCGAGTCAAGAATCTTAGTGTAGCAGGAAACTGTGTAGCGTTTCGTAAGGATACACAAGGCTTCTTGCCACAACTAATGGAAACCATGTATGAGGAGCGCAAGGCTTTCAAGAAAAAGATGTTGGAAGCCAAAGCCGCTCTAAAGAAACTTGTGAATCCTACACCCGAACAGGAAGCACAACTAAAACTTGATATTACAAAGTTTCACAACTTTCAGTTGGTTCGCAAGATTCAATTAAACTCTGCATTCGGTGCTTGTGGTAATCAATACTTCCGCTATTACGATCAAGAGATTGCCGAGGCTATTACGATTTCAGGACAGGTATCCATTCGTTGGATTGAGAATGGATTGAATCAATTCTTGAATAAAACTCTAAAGACAACAGGGGTAGATTATGTGATTGCATCGGATACTGATTCGGTGTATTTGAGATTGGGTTCCCTTGTGAAGCAGGTGATTCCAAAAGAAACTGATTCACAAAAGATTACAAAGTTCTTGAACAAGTTCTGCAACGAAGTATTGCAGCCGTTTATTGATAAGCAGTACGCTTCTCTTGCAGAACAACAGAACGCCTACGCTCAAAAGATGCGTATGAAGCGAGAAGGTATTTCATCCAAGGGTATTTGGACAGCCAAGAAGCGATACATGTTGAGCATTTGGATGGGCGAAGATGATGTTCTTTTGAGCAAGCCTGAAACTAAAATCATGGGTCTTGAAACTGCAAAGAGCAGCACTCCTGAAATTGTTCGTGATGCTCTAAAGAAATCTATTGGTATCATAATGGAAGGTAGCGAATCTCAACTACGAGATTATGTTGCAGCCTTCAAGACAGATTTTTTTAATCGTAGTGTGGAAGAGATTGCATTTCCACGAGGCTGTAATGGATTGAAAGAGTATCGGGATGATACCACCATATATCGTAAGTCAACTCCCCTGCATGTTAAAGGCGCATTACTTTATAATCACTGGTTGCGTGAAAAAAATCTATCAAAACTATTTCCAAAGATAGGCGATGGCGAAAAGATTAAATATGTGTATTTGCGTGTTCCAAATCCTATTCGGGATAAAGTAATTTCTTTTACTGTAGGAATTCCAAAGGAGTTTGGTCTTGAAGCCAAATACATAGATTATGACACTCAATTTGAGAAAGCGTTTGAAGAGCCTTTGAATGCGATTTTAAATGTGATTGGGTGGCATATGCGAGAGGTTAGCAGTCTTGAGGGATTGTTCACATGAACATGAATGAAATAGTTTTTATAACTAGTTTATGCTTTACGATAGGAGTGATTCTTCATATAATCACAGAACACATTAAAGATAAACGAGAGCGTGAACAGGAAATCCGAGAGAAACGAAAAAGGGTGAAAGACGCTCTTAAAAGACTTGACTGGCAGCGAAAATGATGATATACTAACAAAATGGAGATTACACAATGAGTGACTTTTTAAAGAATATGATTCGTGCATCGGGTAATGAGTTTGCCTCACTTGCAGAGGATGGAGTTGAGGGAGATGTTACGGGATTTGTAAATACAGGTTCTTACTCTCTGAATGCTCTGCTTTCAGGTTCTCTGAACGGCGGAATTGCCAACAACAAGATTCTTGGCATCGCAGGCGAAAGTGCCACAGGCAAGACTTATTTTGCTCTTGGTATTGCAGCAAAGTTCTTGGCTGACAATCCTGAAGGTGCAATTCTTTACTTTGATTCCGAGCAGGCTGTCACTAGCGACATGATTAAGTCACGAGGTCTTGATCCTAATCGTGTAGCAGTATTTCCTGTTGCTACCGTTGAAACTTTCCGTCATCAGTTGCTGCAAATAATTGACAACTACGGCAAGTTGGACGAGAAGAAGCGTAAGCCTTTCTTTGTTGTTCTTGATTCGCTAGGCATGTTGAGTACCTCCAAGGAAACCAACGATACCTTGGAAGGTAAGGAAGTGCGAGACATGACTCGCGCTCAAGTCATCAAGGGAACCTTCCGCGTTCTCACCATGAAGTTGGGTCTTTACAATATTCCTATGGTGATGACCAATCACACCTATGATGTGGTGGGTGCTTATGTGCCAACCAAGGAGATGGGCGGCGGCACGGGACTCAAGTATGCAGCATCTACCATTGTGTATCTCTCCAAGAAGAAGCACAAGGTTGACGATGAGATTGTTGGTAATATCATTCATTGCAAACTGTACAAGGGTCGTCTAACCCGAGAGAACAAGATGGTGGATGTTCTTCTGACCTTTGACAAGGGACTTGATCGTTACTACGGGTTGGTTGATCTTGCTCTCAAGCAGGGAGTCTTCAAGAAGGTTTCCACAAAGATTGAATTGCCTAACGGCACTACCGCTTTTGAAAGTCAGATTGTTAAGAACCCAACCAAGTTCTTTACTCCTGAAGTCATGTCGGCTTTGGAAGCCGCTGCTGCCAAAGAATTCAAGTATGGTTCTGATATGACGGAAAGCGAGGCAACCAATGAATCCACGGAAACCATTGAAGCGGAAGGATGAGATAATCGTCTATCCTGAATTTCAAGAAGCCTTTCTCGGAAGTCTTCGTAAGTTTGGACAGACTGTTCCTGTGGCTGTCTACGACTACGAGAAGTGTTTAGACATTCTAGTAAAACAAGGCATGGATGTTATTGATGCTTACGAGTGGCTTGAAGTGAATACACTCGGAGGCTATCTTGGAGAAGGAACTCCTGTGCTTTTGAATCGCTGCACCATAGAAGAATTCAACGAGGAGGCGGAATTACATGGCGAAATTACTGATTAAGTTACCAAGCAGATCGCGTCCGGCTAAGTTCATGGAGGTGTTTAATCTCTACAAGAATATGGCATCAGGCAAGCACGATGTTCGGTTTTTGTGCTCGTTTGATCTTGACGATGCCACCATGAATAATGCAGGTATGCGTAACTGGATTGCCAAGCAAGGTGATTCTGTTAAGGCGTTTTGGGGCAATTCAAAAACTAAGATACAAGCCATCAATGCTGATTTGGAACACGCAGGCGATTACGATGTTCTCCTGCTTGCATCAGATGACATGATTCCTCAGATGCAGGGATACGATGATATCATCATGCAGGATATGCAGACCTACTATCCTGATGGCGATGGTGTGCTTCATTACAACGATGGCAAGCAAGGCGAGCGTTTGAATACTCTTTGCATTTTCGGCAAGAAGTATTTTGACCGTTTTGGTTACATCTACAATCCTGAATACATCAGCGTTTTCCCCGACAACGAGTTTACAGATGTCAGCAGGATTCTAGGAAAAGCAACTTACCTTGACAAGGTTATTATTCGTCACTTTTGGATAGAGATCGGTGTGGATGCTCTATACATGCGTAACGAGAACCGCGAACTCTACGCCCGTGACGGTGCGTTATATCAACAAAGAAAGGCAGCAAACTTCGGTTTGCCACAACATGCCAACGCCTCCTAATGAAATCTTACTCAGCGTTCTGATTCTTTCAATTCCTTCTCGTCTTGAGAAGTGTTTGATTCCAACCTACAATCGTTTGTTGAAGCAGATTGGAAACGAGACTTGTGTTGAGGTTCTAACTCTTGTAGACAACAAGAGCATGAGCATCGGCGAAAAGCGTCAGGCTTTGATTCAATCGGCTAGAGGCAAGTGGATTGCCTTTTTGGATGACGATGATGCGGTATCTGAAGATTACATCTCAACCCTGATTGAAACCTTGAGAACCAAGCCTGCGGATGTAATTACCTTTGAACAGCATTGTTCAGTAAACGGCAAGGAGTTCAATGTGGATTTCCGTATGGGTAATCCCCACGAAGGACTTAAGCAGAATCCTGATGGAAGTCTAGGCGATATTAAGCGTCCTCCGTATCATATGTGTGTATGGGCAACAAAGATCGCAAAGAATATTCCATTTCGTGCTGTTTCATACGGAGAAGATATTGATTGGTGTATGAGAATGTATCCGTTTGTGACAAGCGAGACTCACCTAGATAAAGTACTTCACTACTATCAATATGATGACAGAACATCGGAAAGTATACAATATGCAAAGCGATAAGAAGCATCTTCTTTTAAAGTACCCAACTCGTCAGCGTCCATCCAAGTTCATGGCGAACTTGAATTCTTACCTTGAGAAATTGTCAGGTAAGCATCAGTTAACTTTAGTTGTAAGTATGGACACCGACGACATACTGTGCAACAACGGTGCTATACAAAGATTCCTAGACATCAAGAGAAGCGATACGCTTAATGTAATCTACTCTTATGGTGAAAGTAAGGGTAAGATTGCTGCCATCAATCGTGACATCCCCAACACCCCTTGGGATATTCTTGTAGCCACAGCGGATGATATGGAACCAATAGAAGATCATTGGGACGATATTATCGTTCAGGATATGTTCCGCGAATTTCCTGATCTTTACGGAGCCATTAATTACAATAATGATCCAAGGCTAGAGGAAAAGGGAGTTGATGGATTCAAAACTCTCATAACTCTTCCCGTTATTGGTAGAAAACTATATGATAAGTTTGGTTACATCTATCATCCTGATTATAAGTCTGAATGGTGCGACAACGAGCAAACAGAAGTTTTTGAGGCTTTGGGTGTTTTAACTCATGTAAACAAAAGACCTATTGTTCATAAATGGGCAGAAAATCAAGACGACTTGATGCAACACAATATGCGTGTTGGCTCTAGTGTAGATAAAGCAATTTATGATAGAAGAAAAGCAAATGGATTTAACCCACCGCAACTAAAATTAAATAACAATTTGATAGTTCAGATAACAAGAACTAGAGATGAGTTGTTCTTAATTAAAGAAATGTTACCTATTTGGCAAGAATATGCAGATGCTTTTGTTTTCTTGGTTGACACTTCTACAGATGGAACCTATGAATTTTTGAAAGAAAATGCAAAAAAGTATAATATCCTTAGTATTCTACAGATAAATCGTGAAGAAGAAAAACTGGCAATCGAATCTGATGCTAGACAGATGCTTTTTGATGAAGCATTTAAATATTCTGATAAAATAATTTGCTTAGATTCAGATGAATATCTTGATGGAAATGTCAAGAAAGAGCAGTTGAAGCAACTGATGGATCAAAATAAGGATACATTATTTTATACGCATTGGATTCAATATATTGGAAAAGATGAAATAAGAACCGATGGTAAATGGGAAACTCATTGGGTAGATAGAATAGGTTCATATAGTGATAGAGCAGTATTTAAAAATAGACAAATGCATTCGGAACATCTTCCTGTTCCTAAGAATCAGGTTACGATTGCCCCACCGCATATTTTTGTTTCTCATCTTCAATGGTTAGATAAGATGGCAGTTGGTATTAAGCAATACTATTGGAAGATTGAAGATTATGTTAATAAAATAAAATTCAATGCGGATGTTATAGATTACAAGGAATATGACAAATCTGTAAACAACTTTTCTTGGAATCCTGTAAAGTTTTCTTTCCCGCTAAAGATTAGAACAAACATTTATCAAGATCAAGAATTGACAAAAAATTACAAATATCAATTTATCAAAGAAAATATTCAGAAATATAGCATTCCAAACTTGAATGATTGGGGATTGGGGATACACTAAACACTATGGAACATATACTAAAATCAGTAGAAGACTTCATAAAAGAAAAACACGCCAACAAGAAATGGCGAGCGGGTGTAGATTGGGTTCAATATGCGGGTCCATATTTTGGTCACGAAGAATATACCGAATCTATTAAAACTTTACTTGAAGGCTGGTTGGTTTTAGGATCGAATGGAATTCGTTTTGAAAATCAATTCCCAAATTTGATGGGAAAGGATTATGGTATTCTAACAAATAGTGGTAGTAGTTCCAATTTGATTATGATGTCTTGCATGACATCTAAAAGATTATATAATTTTCCAAAGGGAACAAAAGTAATAACTCCTATTGCAGGATTTCCAACAACCATCAATCCCATCTTTCAAGTGGGATTTGAACCTGTTTTTGTAGATATTGATCTAGACACTTTAAACTTGAACTTGGATCAGGTTGAAGAAAAGGCAAAGGAAGGATGTAAGATTATTACCTTTGCTCATGTTTTGGGCAATCCTCCAAACATGGATAGATTAATGCAAATTGTTGAGAAGTATGGTTTGATTCTTCTTGAGGATTGTTGTGATGCTTTGGGTTCAACATATGATGGTAAACAATTAGGAAGTTTTGGAGAACTTGCTTCTTGTTCGTTCTATCCTGCACACCACATAACTATGGGAGAAGGCGGTTTTGTTTCTTGCAAAACCAAAAATCAAGAAACTATTGCTAGAAGTTTCCGCGAGTGGGGTAGAGGATGCTATTGTGTTGGTAAGCAAGCAAATCTACTAAAGAATGGAAGTTGCAAAAAGAGATTCTCAAACTGGCTTCCTGCTCTTCCAAATGAAATATTTGACCACAAGTATGTGTATGATGAGATTGGATACAACCTTAAGCCTACCGATCAGCAAGCGGCTATGGGATTGGTTCAGTTGAAGAGACTGCCAAAAATTATTGAAATCAGAAAGCATAATCATCGTAGACTATGCCAAATTTTCTCAAAGTATGAAGAATATTTCATAATACCAAAGGCTACTGAAAAGGCAGATCCTGCTTGGTTTGCTTTTGCAGTAACCTTGAAGGATGGATGTCCATTCAAGAGAAACGATATTGTTGATTACTTTGAAGAGAATAAGATTCAAACGAGACCATACTTTGCAGGAAATCTAATGTTACAACCAGCGTATGAAGGTCTTATGGATTCGGAGAAAGTTATTAGAGACTATCCAAACGCAAGAAAGGTTACTACTGACACCTTCTTCTTAGGCACAAGTCCTGTTATAAAAGATGAACATTTAGATTACATTGAATCTACTCTTGATGATTTCTTGACAAAGAAAAGAATTCATCTTCCTATTATGAATAGCACACTATGAGTAAATTATTAGAAACAATAAAATTGGGGTAAATGTGAAGATTGTATATGTAACAGGTTGCTTAGGGTTCATAGGTTCTTATGTCACTCGACTTTGTTTACAAAGAGGATGGCATGTCAAGGGCGTTGATAAATTGACTTATGCTGCAAACGATAATCTTTTGGATGAGTTTAAACTTTATCCAAATTTTTCATTCGTTCAATGCGACATTAATGATCTAAAGTTTTTGTATGATTGTGATTATATAATCAATACTGCTGCTGAAACCCATGTTGGCAATTCAATTGCTAATAGCGATGATTTTATAAGTTCTAATATAAACGGTGTTTATAATATACTTGAACTGATTAAGAACTATAGACAAGAAAATGGAAAAACTCCAACTCTTATCCATTTTAGCACGGATGAGGTTTACGGAGACATCACAGAAGGCGCACATACCGAGCACGATATACTGAAGCCATCTAATCCATATTCTGCAACCAAGGCTGCTGCCGACATGTTGGTTCTTGCTTGGGCTAGAACTTATAAAATTCCATATGTCATTGTTAGACCCACCAACAACTATGGTATTGGTCAATATATTGAGAAACTGATACCAAAAACTTGTAAGTATTTGCACTTGGGTAGAAAGATACCTCTACACAATAATGGCACTCCAGTAAGAAATTGGCTACACGTCGAAGATACCGCACGAGCAATAATTACAATTATTGAGTCTGAAACAACCAATGAGATATACAATATTTGTGGCGGGTTTGAGCAATCAAATTTGGAAACTATCAATAAAATCTTAAAAGTTAGTGGTCTTGGTGAAAAGGAAATTTCCAATTACATAGACTTCTCTTATAGCAGACCTGGACAAGATGTGAGATATGCTTTAGATGATTCAAAACTTCGTAGTTTGGGTTGGGAACCCATTAAAAACTTTGATGAAGAACTTACAAATATAGTGAAGTACTATAAAGATAATTTTATTTGGTAAATCTATGAATCTTAAAAAAATTATACTAGATATAGCCTATAAGAATAAACTAGGACATTTGGGTAGTTACTTTTCGTCTGTTAATGTGATAGATGAAATTTATTCTCAGATGGGTAAAGACGACATATTCATTCTTTCATCTGGGCATGCTGCTCTTGCTTTGTATGCTTGTTTGGAAAAGTATCATGGGATTAATGCTGAAGAGATGTTCTTAAAACATGGTGGACATCCACACAGAGATGAAGAGAATAAGATTTATTGCTCTACAGGTAGTTTAGGTTTAGGAATTACTGTTGCTCTTGGTAGAGCAGTTGCAAATCCTAATAGAAAAGTTTATGTTCTTGTTAGTGATGGAGAATGTGCAGAAGGTAGTGTTTGGGAAGCGTTGAAAACAATACATGAGCAAAACATAAAGAACATAGAAGTTCATGTTAATGTGAATGGGTATGCTGCTTATATGGAAGTAGATAAAGAGTATTTGGTTAATAGACTAAAGGCATTTTTGCCTGATGTAAAAATACACTACACTACTGTAGAACAGTTTCCATTTTTGAAAGGCTTGAACGCCCACTATCATATTATGAGAGATTATGATTATAAGCAGGCTATGGAAATTTTAGGATGAGAAAGCAATTTGCCGCTTCGCTTCACGCACACATGAAGCACAATAAAGATATTTACCTCATAACTGGTGATTTGGGTTATGGGCTATGGGATACGATTAGAGATGAGTATCCTGATCGCTTTTATAATGTTGGATCTTCTGAGATGGCTATGATGGGAATGGCTATAGGATTGGCTATGGAAGGCAAAATTCCTTTTGTTTACTCCATAACTCCTTTTGCTATTTACAGACCATTTGAGATGATTCGTAATTATTTGAGTCACGAAAATATTCCTGTGAATATTATTGGTGGTGGTAGAGATCGGGATTATGGATATTTGGGATTTTCGCATTGGGCAGATGATGATAAGAAAATAATGACTACACTAGAAAACTTATCAGTTCTTCACCCAACAAACGAAGAATCAATGAAAAAGATGCTTGACGATATGATTGCGAATCCTAGTCCAACTTATCTAAATCTGAGAAAATGAAAACCCCAAGTATTCTGATTACAGGAAGTAATGGATATATTGCAAAAAGTCTGAAACGGGACTTGGATGACAATTTTATTGTAACCACAATCTCTAGAACAGATTTTGATTTGTGTGATACGGATTCTTTGAATACTTGGTTTAAAGGAAAAGCCTTTGACTCAGTAATACATTGTGCGGCAGCAGGAGGCAGTAGACTCAAAACAGAGGATCCTTCTGTACGAGATCAAAATTTAAAAATGTATGAAAACTTACTGTCAAACAAAGATAAGTTTGGCAGGCTTATACATTTTGGTTCAGGTGCTGAATTCTTTCATCAAACTTTCTATAGTCAAAGTAAAAGAGAAATTGCAGAGTCTATAAGAAATACAGACAACTTTTACAATATAAGAATTTTTGGAGTGTTTGATGAAAACGAAATTGACACTAGATTTATAAAAGCAAACATTACTCGCTATATGAATAAGGAACCTATTGTAATTCATACAAATAGAATAATGGACTTCTTTTACATGAAGGATTTGATCGCTCTTGTAAAGCACTACATTGTATCCGTCAATCCAAACAAAGAAGTGAATTGCTCGTATGAAAGCAAATACACTTTAAAAAATATAGCAAATATGATAAATTCTTTAGGTGAGTATACTGTTCCTATTACGGTACAAAACACTTCAAATCTAGAGTTTTATTGTGGTGAAAGTAATTTACCTGAGATAGATACTTTTGGTATTGAAGCGGGTATAGAGTTTACATATCAAAAACTTTTTATGATGAGGAATTAAGATGGCAGAAAATGCAGCGATAATTTACATGTCCCGAATGAGGGATCTTCCATTGCTCTACCGCAGTTTGAGTATGTTGTGTTGGAACTTTAAATATGTAAAAGACTATCCTATAGTCGTGTTCCATGATGACATAGACCAGCCAAGCATTTCAAATTTTTTGGTGGCAATTCATAGAACTGTAGGGTTTATACCAAACATAAAATTTGAATACTTAAAGTTTGATATGCCGGAATGGGTTTCTTCAGACCCATCAAACTACCCGGTATCTTTGAATGAATTTTGGATGGGATACAGGCATATGTGCCGATTCCACTCTGGTGGTATTTACACAGATAAACGCTTGGCTAACTACGAATACTATTGGAGATTAGATTCTGATTCGTATTTGTATTCTCCAATAAATTTCGATCCATTCGAGAGAATGAAGTCTAGAGGATACGAGTATGCTTATATGTGCGACGAAGATGGTGAAGTTCCTCGTGTAGCGGAAGGGTTGTGGGAAACCACCTTAGACTTCATGGAAAAGAATAACATCAAGATGAACGATTACTTGAAGGGGCGTTTAGTTGATGGAACTTGGAACTACAATTTATTTTACACCAATTTTGAAATTGGAAAGTTTTCGTTCTTCCGAAGTCCAGAATATATGTCTTACTTCGATCATTTAGATAAGACCGGAAACATATACTACAAGCGTTGGGGTGATGCTCCGATTCACTGGTTAGGAGTTCGTATGTTTATGGATCCAGAAAAAGTTTGGGCTGTAAAAGATATAACCTATCAGCATAAGAATTGGTTGAAAAATTTGAATGCTCTTCCCGACAAGAAGATCGCAGAAAATATTTTTAACATGATTGACGGAGATGAAAACAATAAAAATACCAGAAAGGGAAGACTTGTCTACGGTTTAACTCGTTATCAAAACGGTGGGCCAGACGGGTTAAATTGGGGAGACTAAAATATGTATTCAGAAGCATTTCAAGATGAATTTGTTGATATTGTTCTAAAAGATCAGAAGCAAGGATATTTTGTTGATGTTGGTGGAGGATGCCACGAACAAAAAGGCGGAAGTAATACTTTAATGTTTGAAGAAAAAGGTTGGAAAGGAATTATAGTTGATGTAGACCCTAACAGAATGGTTGGAAGATCTTGCATCTGTGCCGCAAGTTGGATTGGAGATGGTAGTGAAAACAGTAAAAAATTGGGAGATGTTCTCAAAGAGAATAATGTTCCAAATCTTGTTGATTATCTATCAATTGATATTGAAGGACAAGATTTTAATGCACTAAAATCTTTTATTGATTCGGGATTTACTTCTAAAGTTGTTACAATTGAGCACAATGTATTTTTGGGCAATCCTGAAGTAACTCAACTTAAGGCAAATATTTTTAATCTTTTAACACTAAATGGTTATGTTAGAATAGTGGATAATGCTGGAAATGCTGCAAATGCCAAAAATTTTTATTTAGGGGTTCCTTTTGAGGATTGGTATATAAATCTTAAGCATATCAACTATAGCGATACTATTCAAAGAATAAAGGCTTTACAAAAAGCCTCCTTACAAAATACATAAAGCAATTAAATTTTGGAGACTATAGAATGAATTCGTCAATTGTTATATTTCAAATTGGAAGCAAGTCTTATAATCCAAGAACAAAGGACTATTATAATCCTTGGGAAAATCACATTTGGACTTGCTTAGAGCAAGCAAGAAAGTGGTCTCCTAATACAAAAATTGTGGTAGTTTTGGATGACGAGAATGTTTATGGCAAAGAAAATTTTGAAAGATTAAACATTCAATGGGAAAGAATAGATCAACTACAGGCTCGTTATGATGTTGATTCTATTGGATATTGGGATGGAGATGCTGATCCTATGTGGAGAGCATGCGGAATGCGACCGTTCTACATTGAAGCCGTTATGAAAAAGCACAATTTGAAAAACACATTCACATTCGATAATGATGTGATGATTTATTGTGATTTGGATGAAATAGGCCAAAAACTATCTAAGTTGTATTATAGAACTGCTATGACCGCAGAACATGAAACTGCCATGATTTTTGGAATGGTTTATATTCGCAATTCGGAATCTATGGTTGAAATAAACGATAAATTCTGGGAGATTATGAATCGCAAAGATTCTACAGGACAAAACTCAATTGACATGTTTTTGTGGAAGCAGGTTCAAATAGAAATGGGAGAATCTTATGTCTCAACTTTACCTATTTGGACTGAAGGTAGTCTATCAAAATTCTATGAAACTGTTGGCGGTATATTTGATCCAAGTAGTATAGGGCAGCATCTTGGTGGTTGTAATAACGGACATCCACCAGGAACAATTTTTGGACATCAATATATTGGTAAAATGTTAGCAACTGGAAAATGGGGATTTGCTGATGCAACTACTCCCGATGGTAAAAGATATTTTGTAATTAAAGATAAACAAACAGGTAAGATTACAAAAATTTTGAGTATTCATGTTCATGGTAAAGGATTAAAAAACTTTGTTTGATTATAGTGACTATATTTGTGGTGATAGGTTGATCTATGCTGCCGAGCAATTACAAGGGTATTATCCTTTAAAAATAGATCATGTTCCTAATTTTTTACAGTATGTTGCTCCCAGACTAACACATCCATTTAATATTGTAACTCATTTTGGAGACTTTAGTGTTAATCAACAATTGTTTAATTATGCAAAGCAATTTTCATTTTTTAGAAAATGGTTTGGTCAAAATGTAGATTGCTCTATAGATTCGGCAATTCATAGTTTGCCTATAGGTTTAGAAAATTATACAAATAATTTGTTGTATACACGAGAAAATGCGAGAATAACTAAAACTGAACTAATACATCACCATCAAAAAGAAGAGCAGTCTATTCCTTTATATTTGGCTTATGCAAATTTTTATGTTGGAAATTATCCCGAAGAAAGGGTTCCTGCATATAAATCTGTTGAAGGTAAAACATGGGCGTTATCAAAACTCCATCCATCTTCAAATAAAACCAATAAAGAAATTGAAATTGATATCTATAAAAAATATCTAAATGAAATAAAATCGTGTAGTTATGTTCTATGTCCAAGAGGTGGGGGTATAGATACTCACAGACTATGGGAAACTCTGTATCTTGGTAGAATACCTATAGTAAAAAGATGTAATAATACGAGATACTATGAGGATCTTCCTGTTCTGATAGTTGATACTTGGGAAGAAGTAACAGAAAAACTATTGACAGAAAAATTAGATTACTACACTAATCGTAATAATTTTAATATGAATAAGTTAAAGATGTCTTGGTGGATAACTCTATTCAAAGAAAACCTACCCTGAAAGGAATATTATGGAAACTGTAAAGATGGAACACTATTACACACAAACTGCTGGCGAAAGTTCGGATGGGTGGTTTACATACCCAAACTTGTATTCTGATTTCATACGAGATATAAAAGATAACTCAATTTTTGTTGAGGTTGGTTCTTGGAAGGGAAAGAGTACTGCTTATTTGGGAGTAGAGGCTATAAACTCTGGAAAAAATATTAAGTGTTATGCGGTTGATACTTGGGAAGGATCTGCTGAACATACTGATGATCCTTTTGTTAAAACAAACAGACTTTACCCACTATTCCTAACAAATATTCAAAAAGTATCTTCGGTTGTAACCCCCATCAGAAAGTCTTCTGTTGAGGCGGCAAATGAATTTGAAGACAGATCAATTGATATTGTTTTTATTGATGCGTGTCACGAATATCATTGTGTAAGACAAGATATTGATGCTTGGTTGCCAAAGGTTAAACCTGGTGGAATAATTTCCGGACACGATTACTACTGGGGAGAAAATGGAGTTAAGAAAGCCGTAGACGAAACTTTCGGCGATAAGGTAATTTATAGAAATCCTTGGGAAAATTGTTGGATAGTTAAAGTTTGAACTTTAAAGAAAGATAAAACATGAAGTGTTTAGTCACAGGTGCTTGTGGATTTATTGGTTCCAATCTAGTTGATAGTTTAATTTCTAAAGGCTGGTCTGTTGTTGGTATTGACAATCAAAGCAGTATTGCTCACGATAGATTTTATTTCAATCCTAAAGCAACATATCTTGATAAAAAAGATTCAGATATTTCTACACCAATACCCTGGAAGGTTTTGGCTAATGAAAAGTTTGATTATGTATTTCATATGGCGGCAGAATGTAGAATACAATATTGCATAGAAAACCCTAAACTTTGTATTGATACAAATATTCTTGGCACACGAAATACTTTAGAGTATTCAAGCAAAAATGGAGTTAAGAGATTGATGTTTTCATCAACCTCTGCAATTTACGCAAAACACGATTATGCGGTAGATGAAAATGCTGAACCAACATGTTTAAACCCTTATTCTTCAACAAAATTAGCAGCAGAAGTTTTCTGTCAACAGTATAGTATGATTGAAGGTTTGGATACTGTTATACTGAGATATTTTAATGTTTATGGTGAAAGACAACCTGTTAGGGGAACTTATGCTCCAGTTATTGGTGTGTTTCAAAAACAATTAAAGGACGGAACTCCGTTTACTATAGTTGGTGATGGCGAACAAAGAAGAGATTTTGTTCATGTTTCAGACATTGTAGATGCAAATATTTTAGCAGCACAAAGTGAACTTGGTGGTGGTAGATTAAACGGGGAAGTGTTTAATATTGGAACAGGAATAAACTATTCTGTAAATCAAATTTCAAAAATGGTTTCTGAAACAAATTCAGTAGTTCATCTGCCTGCTAGAGCAGGTGAAGCAAGAATTACTCTATGCGATAATGAAAAAGCAGTAAGATGGTTAAATTGGACTCCAAAAGTTTCAGTTTCTGACTGGTTATCTGTTGACAAAGTTGCAGTTTGAGTCTATACTATAATTAATGACTAACGATAGAACAGAAATTCTCATTCTGCGAACCTTACTCCATGATGAAGAGTACGGGCGCAAGGTTCTTCCGTTTTTAAAGCCTGAATACTTTACAGAACGGGATGAGCGAGTCATCTATGATTGTATCGGCACTTTTTACACCAAGTACAACAAGCAGCCAACTGTTGAGAGTTTGCTTATTGATTTAAGTAAGCGGGATAACTTAAGTGAAACTGAATTCAAGACAATTAAGGATATAATCAAATCATTCAAGACTCACGACAAGTTGGAAACTCAATGGTTGCTAGACAATACCGAAGAGTTCTGTAAAGAAAAGGCACTCTATAATGGTATCATGGAATCCATTCAAATTATTGATGGAAAGTCCAAAGACAAAACGAAGACTGCTATTCCAAGTATTCTTTCTACTGCTCTTGCAGTTAGTTTTGATACTCATATCGGTCACGATTTTATTGAAGACGCAGACAAGCGATACAACTTCTATCATACCGTAGAGAAGCGTATTCCGTTTGATATTGATCTGCTGAACAAGATTACCAACAACGGTACGCCTTACAAGACCTTGAATGTATGTCTAGCGGGCACGGGCGTAGGCAAGAGTTTGTTCCTCTGTCATCATGCGGCTAATTGTCTTATGCAGGGTAAGAATGTGTTGTACATCACCTGTGAAATGGCAGAAGAGCGTATTGCTGAACGAATTGATGCCAATCTTATGGATACAAGTCTAGATGATTTGAAGGCTTTGCCTAAGGATATCTACGACCGAAAATTGAAGCGTATCATGGAAAGAACTACAGGTAAACTCATTATCAAAGAATATCCCACCGCTACAGCAAGTGCTATGCACTTCAAGCATCTTCTTGATGAATTGCGTTTGAAGAAGAACTTTATTCCTGAAATAATCTTTATTGATTATCTGAATATCTGTGCATCATCGCGCATGAAGCAGAGTGCTACGGTGAATTCTTATACTTTCATCAAGGCAATTGCAGAAGAATTGAGAGGTCTTGCTGTAGAAACAGGTGTGCCTATCTTTACTGCAACACAAACCAATCGTTCAGGATTCTCTAGCAGCGATGTGGAGTTGACGGATACGAGCGAATCTTTTGGTTTGCCGCAAACCGCAGATTTCATGTTTGCTTTGGTTTCAACCGAAGAACTTCAAGGGCTTGGTCAAATTATGATTAAGCAACTTAAGAATCGTTATGCAGATCCTGCTGCAAATCGCCGATTCGTGGTTGGTATTGATCGCAGCAAAATGAAACTTTTTGACTTGGATGAATCAGCGCAACGAGGTATTATTAATATGCCTGAAGTTAAGGATGAAGACGAAGAGCAAACAGGGGAATTTAAAACTTTCCGCGAGCGTATGGGAGAAAAATTTAAAAAGAGAGATTTTGCTGATTGGTCTTGACAACACACCAATAAGAGATATAATATACACATGTTCCGACTTCACATTGATATTCCCCTGAACACAAACGAGGCTAACGCAGCAGCCTTGTCGGAGACTCTTGTTGCTATGCTTGTTAGCAACATCACTTCTGTTGTTGATGGAAATGTTATGACGGAAGTGAACTATCGCTTGGGTCACGATGATGATAGACAGAAGAGTAACTATCTCATCAAGACAGAATCGGGTCATGTTGCAAACAAAAAGTCTCGCGCTGCCTTGATTGTCAAGGAGCAGACTACTGACGGATAATGGGAGTGGGGGGTCTTTGGTTGGCCCAGATCGGTTTATACCCGGTTGGAACAGGTTCGAATCCTGGCACTCCTACTAGATACTTAAAGGAGAAAATACAATGCTTATTCCAAATACTGATTATGTTATCGTAAAAGTTGATCGCACCAAGATTAAGCCAGGTGAGGCTTTTGAAGGAATTGTTTATTCCGCAGGACAGCAACCATTTGCTCCTCAGCCTGTTGGCGGCGATGGAAGAAACTTTTCTTTTGCTCGTCAGCCCGATCCTTTCCCAATTCAAAAGGGTGATCGTGTAGTTGTTGGTGGATACATTACTCTTATGACAGAGAATGATGATGCACTGGCTATTTGCTTCAAGGGCGAAGTGTATGCCATCATTAAGGATGAGCAGGAAGAAATCAATCTGTTCAATCAAGAGATGGAACAGGATACTAACCCTCAACTTCTGAAGGGCTAAACCTTGAAGGTTCTCCTCCTAAACGCTAGCGAGGAAGTGTTAAATGTGATTGATTGGAAGCGAGCGGTTAACCTGCTATGTTCAGGTAAAGCCGCCAAGCCTTATGGTCACGACGACTTCTATCGTATTCCTACACCCCGAGGGCACTATGAACTACCCACCGCTATTGTGTTGGTGGAGTATGTGAACCTGCCGTATAGGGTCAAGGGAGCAACTCGTAAAGGAGTATTTCGTCGTGACAAGTTTGAATGCCAGTATTGTAGGTGTACTTTGAATGCCGCCAACGGAACCATCGACCATGTGTTGCCTGCTAGCCGTGGTGGTAAGTTTGAGTGGAAGAATGTTGTGGCTTCCTGTCGTAGATGCAACTACAAGAAGGCTAACCGAACTCCACAGGAAGCCAAGATGCCTCTAGCCAAGCCTCCTATTGTTCCCAACAGGAAGATGATTATAATGACAATCATTGACCATATGGGCCCGAAAACTTGGTCAAGATGGGTGGAGGAGGAGTGAAGATTAGCATAAATATGTTATATGCTAAACTTTTCTTCATTTTCAACCCCCAATCTCATAACCGAAGCCGTTAAAGAAAACAAAGGTGGTCACATTAGCCACCTTGAAGACGGTATGTTTGAGCAGGGTTGGGATGGGTTACAAGCATCCATTAAAATTTTAAAAGATGTTGTTAGCGGTGTTTCCTCAACAGGAAAGGCTGTTCCATCTTTGAATGTATCCACAAAATGGGATGGTGCTCCTGCTCTTATTGCAGGCATTCATCCCGACACTAAAAAGTTCTTTGTGGCTACCAAGTCTTTCTTTTCTAAGACTTCAAAAGTTAACTATACAGAAGCAGATATCAAAGCCAACCACGAAGGTGGTGTGGTTGCTAAACTGATAGATGCTTTAAAGTATCTAAAGCCACTAAACATCAAGGGTATGGTTTGGGGCGACTTGCTGTTTACACAAGGCGAGAAGAAAAAAGAAACTATTGACGGCAAGAGTTACATCACCTTCCGACCCAACACAATTACATACGCTGTTCCTGCGGATAGTCCCACAGGAATAGAAGTAGCCTCTGCTAAGTTTGGTATTGTGTTCCACACTAAATGGGGTGGTAGTGGCGATCCTAAAGAGCGCGGATCATGGTCGCCTGGTGTTCCTTCAATGGGAACATCCACAGGAGTGTGGGTTGTGGATGCCAAGGTTCCAACTCTACCAAAGAACCTTTTGCTTCAAACCGCAGAAGAAAAACAGATTGCTGTTCTCACAAAACAAATTGAGGCGGAAGCCAAGAACTTGAAGTCTGCTTTAGGTTCATTCAACAAGAGTGAAGCATCCGAGTATGTGTCGCAGTATATCAATGCTACAGTACGAGCAGGACTTTCAAACAATACCACAAACGGTCTTGCAACATTCATTCAGGCTCGTCTTGCTACTGAAGTAGACGCACTAAAGACTGAAGCAAAGAAGAAAGAGAAGCAGGAAAAAGGCGCGAGAATCACCAAGTATCTACAGGCTTACGCTTCTCAAATTGATAAACTGTTTGCACTTCACGCACTCATAGCCAAGGCTAAGAGTTTGGTTATCTCTAAACTTTCTCTTACCCAAAGTGTCTCAACCTTTATTGCAGACAAGGACGGATATCGTCCAACCGCACCTGAAGGTTTCGTAGCAGTTTGTGGTAAGACATGTAGTATTGTGAAACTTGTTGATCGCAACGAGTTCTCTAAGAACAACTTCAATCTAGCAAAGGAATGGAAGTGAAAAAACTCTCACAGATCATCACCGAAGCACCCAAGAAAGAAAAGTCAATTGTTATTGGCGTTGGACGCTTTAACCCACCAACCACAGGACACGAAGTTCTTGTAAACAAGGTGTTAGAAGAAGCCCAAAAGATTGGTGCTGAGTTTTGCATTTACGCTTCCTACTCGCAAGACCCAAAGAAGAATCCGCTAGACTCAAAAACTAAACTTGAGACTTTAAAGAAGTTTTTCCCCAAGATGAAGTTCCAACTGATGCCAAAGCCTTTTTCAAACAAGGATGGCAAGACGGTTGCAGGGCCTTATGCTATTGCACAAAAGTTAAGCGATGCTGGTTATACTAAAGTACGCATCGTGACTGGTGCAGATCATATGGCAGAATACAACAAGATTAAGCAATACATTGATCTTGATCCAAAGAGTACCGAGGGCTACAAGTTCTCAGATTTCAAAGTGATTAGTGCTGGCGACCGCGATCCTGATTCGGAAGGTGTGCAGGGCATGTCAGCATCCAAGATGCGTAAGGCTGTGTTTGACGGCGATTATGATGCGTTCCTTAAAGGAGTTCCTGCTCATGTGAGCAAGACGGATGCCAAGAAGATTTTCATGGCTGTGAAAAAGGGAATGCAACTAAAAGAAGAATGGCTATGGGAAGAGAAGTCATCTGATGTAACTTTACTTTGTTTGACTTCTGCTGAAGGTGGTACAGAAGGCTCTTCAATTGAGAAGATGGAAAAGTCATGCAAGAAAAAAGGCATAGAATTTCATGTAATCAAAATGAAGTATGCTCACATTAATTCAATGGAAGCCAGCGGCGAAAAGGTTACAATTCAAATTACCGAAGGCGAAGACACCAAGAAGGTTGTGATTAAGCCTCAAAATACCCTATGCTTTGTGCGTGGTGGTGTAATGAATTCGGAACTTGGTATTGGTCTCGCTACAATTCTACAGAACAATGGTGTGTTCATGGTTAACGAAAAGGGTGCTATGGAGATTTGTGCAAACAAGTTGCAGACTGCTCTAGCCCTTCAGAAGTATAACCTACCACACCCACGAACTGCATTTGTTTCCGATGAAGATTCGGTGGCAAATGCTATGAAGTCTATTGGTGGAAAGTATCCTGTTGTTGTGAAGACTGTTACAGGCGCAGAAGGTATCGGTGTTTCAATTATTGAAAGCGAAAAGTCTTTGCGTTCTGTGCTTCAGTCTCTATGGAAGTTTGGTGCAGAAGTTATCCTCCAAGAGTTTTTGCCAGGATTTAAGAACGATGTTCGCTCAATTGTTCTTAATGGCAAGATATTCGCCTGTGCAAAGCGTGACAAGGCTAAAGGCGATTTCAGAACTAATATTGCTAGGGGTTCCTCAGGGGGAGCATTTAAACTAAGTCCAGAAGAGATTGAACTTGTGGAAAAGGTTGCTTTAGTAAGCAAGTGCTATTATGTTGGTGTTGACCATGTGGTTGTAGACGGCAAACCTTACATTATTGAAATGAATGCCTCACCAGGAAGTGGTAATGTTTATACACTCTACAAGGACGGCAAGGCTACTGAAGAAGTAGAAGGTCAAGGATTGATGGATGCTTTAATTGAGCATGTCAGCAATAAGTCAAACTGGAAACTGTTTAGTAATGTAGCAGTCAGCGAAAATATTACTGTTGACGGCATTGAATACAACGCAAAAATTGATACAGGCAATAGCGGTTACAATTCTATTGATGCTACAGACATAAAGATTAACGAAAAAAATCACACAGTCTCGTTTAAGATAAACGGTAAGAGTTTAACCAAGTCTATTGTTAGTCGCATCAAGATTAAGCGTGGCGGAACTGAAGAACGAGAAATTCGTCCAATAGTTTTGATGGATGTAGAATTTGCTAGTCGTGAATACAAGAATGTAAAATTCTCTCTTGCTAATCGTAGTCATATGGAATACAAGGTTCTGATTGGTTTGCGCTTCTTGCGTCAAACTGGAATGCAAGTGGATCCTAAAGAAATGTCTGCGGCAAAGCCCGAACCAAAAACTGAAGAGGTTGCATTGGGTGAAGCGGCTGCGCGGGCGACTCCAAAGGATAAAGAAACTGGTTTGCCAAAGAAATATGTTTCAGGACTAAGTAAAGCAGATGCCAAGGCTAGAGTGAAACAGTTTGCTGCACGAAAGGCTCGTTCTGATTCCGATCCTAAGGCTTGGAAAAAACTTCCCGGCGATCCGGAAAAAAGTGCAAGACGCTCCAAGTATTCTATAGCATTTGATAAAAAGTTTGGAGCAAAATCAGAAGCCTTTGAACTGCAAGAAATTCTAGATCAAGCAGTTCTTCTAGACAATAATACAAAAATTAGTTCAAGAATTGAAAAGGCTCGTGAACTTCAATCAAACACCACCACTCAAGAAGAACGAGATGCTTGGGAAATTTACATACAAGAACAAAAGCGAGAGATGTATTCTATACACGCTCCAAAAACTGAAACCACCACACTTGAACAGGATTTTGAATGGGTGCTTTACGAGTATACAGACGAAACAAGTATGGCTCGTAAATTGTTTAAAGAAGTTTTAGAGATTGGCACTAATAAGATTCGTAAGACTTACGCCAAAGATACTCCTGGTCAAAACAAATTGGCTGAAGAAATGGATGATGAAGAAAAAGATAGTATCTACAAGGAATGGTCTAAACTTGTAAACATGGGAGCCAAAGAACTTCAAAACTTCATTGATTCACAGGGCGGCAAAGAAGCGGGATTGTCGCGTAAGGAAGCAGGCAAAGCAGGAACTGGTGGAGGTAAGATTACCTCGGGACGAGATTCGGCTCGTGCTATTGTCCGAATGCTTGGCAAGAAGAAAGATGATTGGCAGGCTGGCGATTGGAAATGGGCAAACAAGCAAATTTCATTTATCAGTCGCATGAAGGGAGCCAAAGGCCCACTTCGTGATGATAAAGGTGAACCAACTCGTAAACTACTAGCCCTGAAAATTTGGGGTCACAATCCGGAGAAATAAAATGAAAAGTTTCAAAGATTTAAAAACCGAACTAGAGATAACCGAGAGCGTTAAAGCGGTGAAAAATAAAGCCGCTAAATCTGGTATATCTTATGCAATTTTAAAGAAAGTCTACGACCGAGGAATGGCAGCGTGGAAGGGTGGACATAGACCTGGAACCACACCTCAACAATGGGCGTTGGCTAGAGTGAATTCCTTCCTAACAGGCGGTAAAACCCGAACAACTGGTGATGCTGATCTTTGGAAGAAAGCGAAGGGATGAAAACTTTTATACAGCATGTAAATGAAGTTAAACTTTCTGCTGGATTACTTTCCACAGCGTTAGCAGCAAGCATAGCGATAGGATCGCCAGCAATGGCAGCAACTACCCCTCCTCGTCCCCAAACCACACAGCAAACCTATCAAAATACTACAGCGTGGAAACTATTAATTTCAAAATATGAAGGATTTAAAACTGAGGCATACTGGGATAAAACGGGAAAAGTTTGGACTATAGGTAAAGGATCAACTACTCATCCAGACGGTAGACCTGTTAAACAAGGCGACAGAATAACAAAACAACAAGCAGATCAGTATATGGAACACTATGTAAATACAAAAGTGATTCCTAAATTAAAAATGATACCAAATTGGAATCTTATGAATTCCAATCAGCAGAGTGCATTGATTTCATTTGCCTATAATGTGGGGCCTGGTTTTTATGGTAAAAGTGGGTTTGAATCAATAACTATGGCTTTAAGTTCTTCGGATCATTGGAAAGAAGTTCCAGCAGCACTAGCAAAATATAATAAGTCCAAAGGTGAAGTTTTACCAGGATTAATTAAAAGAAGAGCAGCCGAAGGTGATCTTTGGCTGAAACGCAACAGATAAATTTAACTAAATACTACCTAGCGGTAAGAATGTAAAAAATACAAGGAGCAGCAATGCACAACTCACCAATCAGCAAAGAATTCTACAATAACATCTCAAATGTTCTCATGGGCAAGACAACTGTAAAGGTTGAACTTCCTGAGTCTCTAAAAGAAGCAGCCAAGGCTGCTAAGGCAGAATTTGCAACTTTAACCGAAGGTGTTATGGTCGCGGAAACCAAGCGTAACATTCTACGCAAGCATCTCAAGGAAGGTGTAGCCAAGTGCGGTTGCCAACTAACACCAGAAATGGTTACTCGTTTTGAAGAGGTTGTTGCTGAGGCTGATGTAAAGATGCCTACTCAAAAGGCTGCATTGGCTACTCCCGCTAAGGCTGCTGCTGGTATTAACACCGCAGGCATGAAGAGCATGAAGAAGGAAGAAACACAACCATCAGAAATTGAATTGGGTCTACGAGAATTCTTGACTCAACTTTCTGAAGAAGAAGTATCAACCCTTCGTAACATCATCAACGAAAATCGCTAAATAGGTAGCACAAGGAGAAACCGAAATGGGAACTTGGAATAATAACGATAGAGAAGAATCAAAACCAACATGGTTAAACGCCGCTCAAAAGCGTTGGTGCGTTCGCACAAACTCAGGTTGGGAAGCACCAGTTCAAAACGGTATTGCTAACCTCGCTAGTCAGTTTGAAGGCACAAAAGATTTGAGTATTACTGGTGCTTATCCAGTCATGGAACTCCTTGTTTGCATGCCAAACGATCCTGGAACAACGGCTGGTTCAACTGCTAGTGCATACGCTGATCGTATCAGCATTACAGGTGGTTTTACAGGAGGAATTCTTCTTGGAGCCATTCTACTAGATAATCCATACATGACTGCACCTTTCCAAGGAGATGGTGCAACCGCAGGAGGTCAGTTTGGCACAGGACTCAGCCACTCTTGCACAGCAAATTACGGTATAAACGAATTTGGTGTTTCTTCTCTGTTCTGGGGAATAACTTCATGGGGAGTTACCGCATCAATTATTGCTGGCTACACTGTGACTGGCGGAAGTATTCCCGCAGGTAATACAGGATATATTAAAGTTAAGGCAAACGATGTGAACTTTACACAATCTCTTACCCTTTCTCTAACAGGACAGTTAACTGGTGGAGGCCCTCTAAATCACACCCAACTTAAGAATATTGTTCTTTCCACAGGAACAAGTTTACTTGTAAACACCTCAGGCCCGACTGCGGTTCCAACTTATGTGTACGAGGCATTCTTCGGCCCAACCTCATCATTCAACCAAGATATTGGAGTTATCGTTCTTCCTGCTGGTCTAACCACAGGTGTGTACGGAATGACTGCTTTTGTGAATGACGGAACAACTGCTGCAAACCCATCGGCAACAGGTTCAGCAGCGTTCCGAGTAACTGTTCGCTAATAGGAGTTTATCATGCGTTTTAAGGAACTACGAAACAAATTGCAGGAGAATTGGGGAGTTTTACAGGCAATCGGCACTGGAACTTTAAATCCAGCGGTTGGCCCTCACAATCCTGATGGTGCTGTAGACACCCCTGAAATCAATATTGCTTCGTTGAATGGTGAGGCTCTTGCTAGATTGAACACCTTCCTTGGTGCAGCAATGAGTAAAAGTTACATCAATCCTTATAATGTTCTTGCTCACATCAAGAGCAAATTGGAAAGAATTGGTCTTTTCTTTGAATACCGAGTTCCGCCCGCAAAAACCGGATTGGAACACGACGCTAAATCAAGTATTGATAACAATCGTGGCCCTGTTAATGAGATTGGTGCAGGTATGTTTGAGTTTACTTTAAAGTATCTTGGTGGATCATACGGAAGATATCCAACCGATCCAGGCTACGATCCTTATCACGCAGATAACATCTCAAACAAGACAGGAACTCCTTTGAAACTTGTTGTAGAAATTAACAGCAACGAAGACGGTACTTTCTCGGTCAAACCCCGCATCGTGCAGAGTTCTGTTAAAAATTCTCCTATGGAACAAACTGAAGTTGATGGAGAAGATATCGTTGAGGTTCAAACTCCACTTCGTTCCAAAGAAATGAAAATGAAGTATAATGATGCTTGGCTTCAAGGAGACACGGAAGCGCGTAAAGTTAAGAAACAAGACAATTCCGAAAAGGCCGACAAAAAGTTCCTGTATCTAAAGGGTGGAAAAAAGGTAAATTATTCGGCTCAGAATCGTCCTCTGGAACGCTGGAGTGAAGCCGATGAATAAGATATACTAACAAGAGAAGATAAGGGCGTTCCCTAAAATCCGCATTTCACCGCCCCGAAAGGGAGCCTAAACAGGCTCCCTTTTTTATTATAGATACTTATGGTAATGAGTCTTTAAAGTGAAAGTATTGTATTACACAATGATATTTAAAACATTAAACGAAGAAAATTTCAAACTGTTTGCAGTAAAAAACTATGACAACCCACAATGTCATAGTATGCAAGAATTTGAAGAGGACATTACTCGTATAGTATATTTGAAACGCTTGTTTAGAAAGTATCAAAGATCAGAAGAACTGCGAGATCGTTTAATACTAAATCACTTAATAACATTCTACAATGTTTTTGGTATAGACGCAGCAACTAGAATGTTATTCTATAAAATGGATAAAGATTTATTGTCAGTACTTAAAACTTTTTTGGTGTACTTACACTACCTTCCAGACACTAAAAACATAGAAGGAATAGATATAGTTGAAATACCACTAGACGACAAAGTTGTAGCAAAATTAAGGGAGTTGTAATGGAAGACCTGAGACTAGAAGATATACTGATGGAGTATCAGTTTACACAAATTATCAATACTCCTTGGAAAGAAATGTCTGCCTATAAACTAGGTATAGTAAACGAGAGCGGTAAAATACTAAAAACTCGTAGACAACTAAAAGAGTCTTCAGAAAAACAAGCATATCCTGATAAATTTTTTGCTTTGTCTTGGACAGTAAAAAAAATAGTAGAACAATTTGATGCAATTCCAAACAGATCTTCTGCTCTTGTTAAAACTTTGTGGTCTTTAAAATCAGAGTATAGCGGGTTAAATCCTGAAAAATATGAATCTATAGTGATGGAGTATTTCAAGTCCAAAAAGACTTGCTTGAAAACAATACTTCATATTGAAAATAATCTATTAGAGGCTGGTGTATATCAAATATACGATAAAAAGTATCGCATAAAACACCTGACTCCAATTGGAGAAGTTTTTGGAGTTCCTGTTTATAAAATAGGAAAACAGGTATTCACCTATACCGAAGCAAAAAAACTAGGAGAAGACGGAGCAGCCGTCGCTGGCCCTGCAAATAATGTGGGTGGAGGACAAATGGCAGGCGTATCTCCTGGTCAAGAACCTCCTATGCCAAAGGGTTCAACATCTATGCAGAAGCGTAAGAAGATACAGCGCAGACAGCAAGATCGTATACAAAAAGATATCCAAACCCTGAACATCATAGACCCCAAAAAGTAAAGGTCTATATAGTTGGTGTTTTTGCCAAAACGACAGGTTCGTGAAATAAATTTTTACTACACGAAGATTTTTGGTAGTTTAGTTAAAAGTTGAATATAAGTTAAATTGGTGTGAGTGCGTTTGAAAAGTGCCTGGAGTGAACACTCGCTATTTTGCTTGACTTTGCCTAAATACTAGGTATACTTTGCGCTATGAGTTACTTGGATGTGAAATATATCAATATGATAGCGGCACGGCTAGCCCGCTTTGCTTGGAAGAAAACCAACCAACTAGCAGTTTGTAGGTGTCCGATATGTGGCGATTCCAAGAAAAACAAGTCCAAAACTCGCTTCTACTTATACGAGAAGAAGGGTGGATTTTTTGTAAAGTGCCACAACTGTGACTTCGGAACTACCCTTTCCAAATTCCTTGAACAGTTTGACCGGAGATTATATGATGAATACACTCTTGAAAAATACCGAAGCGGTCTTACCAGCAGAAACGAAGCCGAGCCTACCTTCGTCTTTGAACAGCCAAGATTTAGAAGAACTGAAGTATCTGGTAAATCATCCACGGGAGACTATGGAATCGGGCTTCCCACCGTATCGTCGCTTCAAGAGATTCATCCTGCGAGGCAGTTTTTAGAGTCTCGTAAAGTTCCTAAAGATAAATTTTCTCTGCTGTATTATGCAGAGAACTTTGGTGAGTGGGCAAAGACTATTGATCCTAGCAAAGAATTAGGTGATGAACCGCGCCTAATTATTCCTATCATTCAGAACGGCAAACTTATTGGAGCCAACTGCCGTTCGTTTAATCCTAAAAGCATTCGTTACATTACTCTTCGTAAAGAGCAAACTGAAGATCGTCTATGGTTCGGATTAGAGCGAGTTGATCCCAAGCAACCTGTGATTGTGGTTGAAGGGCCTCTAGACTCTTTGTTTCTTCCAAACGGTGTGGCTATGGCAGGATTAGGTAGGTGTTCTTCTTTACCACATGAACTAGGAGCAAAACCCATCTTTGCGCTAGACAATGAACCCCGAAATAAAGAACTCGTAAAGGTTATGGAAGATCTTATAGGTAACGGAAGAACCGTATGCATTTGGCCCTCGTCCGTTCATCAAAAGGATATTAATGATATGGTTCTTGGAGGTTTAAATCCCCATCAGATCATTCTTGAAAATTCCTGTAGTGGTGCGGCTGCTAAATTGAAACTAATGAGTTGGAAACGATGTTGACCTAAATAAAAGTATGAAACCATTCCGCAAATTTCTAGAAGCCATCACCAACGATATTGAAATAGTTAAAAAGGGTGGTGGAACCTATCAAGATCGCGGTGTGGAATTTGTGTGGATTGCCTATAAGAACGGTAAAAAAGTTAAAGCAGGCAAGATGGGAAGTGCTGATCTAACCGATGCACAAAAAGATGCAAAGAAAATTCTTGCAGCCATGCCTGGTGTGGATAAGATTGATATTGTTGGACACGACGATAAAGTTCTAACAACAGTTGAATCGGTAAACGAAATAAGCGGCACAGAACCTGCAATGGATTTGGGTGTGTTAACTAAACCAGGCGGTTCAGGAAAAGCCGCTAAAGCAAAAGTAAAAAGACCAGACAAGCAACGATAACTTAATAGGAGTATATTATGAGTATGGCAGGCGTGAATGATGCTAACACCATTCAGGTTTTAGACAAGGGATTTGTTTCTTTGATTTCTCACATGGGTAACGATCTGATGGTCGTGAATGCAGCCCGTGTTTCATTCAATAAAAAATCTAATTTTGAATATGATATTGAAGGTGTTGTAGATCAGAACGGCGGAACAACCCGATATCAAAGAGGAAACCCAAAACTCGCAGAAAAAGATTCAAAACTTATTGTGTATCTGGCTAAACATAAGCACTGGACTCCATTTGCTCATCCACAGATTACCCTTCATATTAAGGCTCCAATTTCTATTCGCACTCAACTTTTCAAACATAAAGTTGGATTTACAGAAAATGAAGTTTCTCGCCGTTATGTGAAAGATGAACCTGACTTTTATGTTCCTGATTGGCGTTCAGCACCCACAAATGGAGCCAAGCAGGGAAGTGAAGATTTTATTGATGAGCCTGTTATTTCAGATTTTGATCGTCAATATAATCGTGTAGTGTTGGATGCTCTAGACACATATAACATGCTACTAAAAGAAGGCGTTGCTCCTGAACAAGCCAGATTTGTATTGCCTCAAGGAACATATACCGAGTGGTGGTGGACAGGAAGCCTAGCAGCATACGCTCGTGTATACGGACTTCGTTACGATCCACACGCTCAATGGGAAGTTAGAGAATATGCTGCTGCAATTTCTAAATTAATTGAACCTCTGTTTCCTGTTTCTTGGAAGGCTCTAACTCAGCCCTAAATATAGGCGATGGAACAGCCTGATTGGTCAAACAATTCATCAGATGAAGAAGAGTTTCTCCGCGAATTCGGAGAGACTTTGAATTCTAATTCCACTCCTTCCGAAGGAGAGGATATCTCACGCGGAGAGAAAGGCATGCGAGGTCTTCGCGGTCTTCGTGGTATTCCTGGCCCTCAAGGTGCTAAGGGTGAAAAAGGCGATGCAGGCGAAAAGGGAGATAAAGGCGACCGAGGTGAAGACGGACATCCTGGATGGAAGGGTGACAAGGGAGAACAGGGTGTTCAAGGTGAAAAAGGCGAGAAGGGCGACAAGGGAGATAAAGGCGATACAGGCGAAAAGGGAGATCAAGGCTCGCAGGGAATTCAAGGATCACAAGGAGTTCCAGGTCCTCAAGGAGTACAAGGAGAGAAGGGCGACAAGGGTGATCGTGGAGAACAAGGCGCACCTGGTTCTCAAGGCATTCAAGGCATTCAAGGCGCGAAAGGTGAGATAGGCCCAAAGGGTGAACAAGGAGAGCAGGGAGCCAAGGGCGATACGGGAGCAAAGGGCGAACGAGGAGAGAAGGGTGAAAAGGGAGATGCTGGACTTGCTGGACAAGATGGAACGGTAGGAGCAAAAGGTGAGAAGGGTGATAAGGGTGACACTGGCGAGAAAGGCGAGAAGGGCGACAAAGGAGACACGGGAGAATCCGGTCTTCTGCACGCCAACTATCCGCTACAGTACGATGCAAACAAAAAATCGCTGAGTATTGATTTAAGCAAAGTTAAAGCGGTTGCTGGAATGGGCGGAAGTGTTAGCCGTGATGGTGGTGGCGGTGGTATGGATACTGCATTCAAAACTATTTCGGTTGCAGGACAATCCGATTTAAACTCAGTTCAGTATGATGCAGAAACTTTAACCTTTATTCCTGGCGGTAATATATCAATAACCACATACCCTGCAACAAACTCACTAACCATTTCTTCTAGTGGTGGTGGCGGCGGCGGTAATGGAGCCACAGGTGCTACAGGAGCACGAGGAGCAACTGGCACAACAGGATTAAGTTTTCCAACTCTATACTCTTCTCAAGCATTTACTCCTACTAAGGGTGCATTAAATCTAACTGTTGATCGTGCTTTAACTAGCACTGCTTACGGTATTGGTCAGTATGTGAGTGTGGTTAACGCTACAGGTCCAAGTCCAGATTATCAACTATGGGCAAACGGTTATATTACGGGATTGAGCGGTTCCACTCTGATACTTAATGTGGATGCGGTTCCAGGTTCCGTGTCAAGTGCAAATAGATGGTTGGTTAATCTGACGGGAAGAAGGGGTAGAGAATTTACTCCACTAAATTCACTAACAGAAATTTCCACAGGAATTGCTATCGGTGATATTATCACCTTAGACATAACCGGAGGAACAAAACTTACAGACACCTCATATACTTACGGAAATTATGTTTCTATTGTAGATGTTGAAAATGCTGTTTATATTGATGCAACCATCTATACTCCAAATTATAGTGGTAATACTATTGATGCTTCTATCTTAAGAATAGATGGAACTGTTTTATCTAATGCACAACTTGCTGCTATTCCGCCAACAGATGAAAAATATCAAGCATGGAATATTAGTCTCGCTGGTGCTCCTGGAAGTTATATTCAAACATTTACTGTAACTTCTCCAAACCGACCAGAAATTATTCAAACATTTACCGATGGAACTACTTCTAGTTCAGACCTATCAACACTAGGCATAAGAACATTTACCACAGGTGTTACAGGAATAACAGGTATTTTTTATAATGGAGACCGATGGATAAACACAGACACTGGAACTTTATATACCTATACTGTTGCGTCTGGTAGCACCGCAGGAAACTCAGGTATTTGGGCGGAGTATGATAATAGTAGTCTTGCAAATAAAGGAGCAACTGGCTCTCAAGGTAACACAGGTGCAACAGGAGCAACTGGCCCTCAAGGAGCAACTGGTGCTCAAGGCATTCAAGGAGTTACAGGAGCAACTGGCTCTCAAGGTAACACAGGTGCAACAGGAGCAACTGGTCCTCAAGGAGAAATTGGTCCTCAAGGCATTCAAGGAG